GCGACACTCTATCGTAAACTATATGATAATCTTTATGAAGTATTAAAACCTCAATCTATTCCTCAAGCAGTTGTTATCATCGCTGACTATCAATATAAACAAGCATTTGTTGCAGACCAAGAAATTAATCTTGTTGCTTGTTTAACAGAATTGATGGTGTCATTGGAGTTCAAATGATTGATTTATTAAAACCGACATTTGATTGGATTAGAGATGACTTCGCTTCAAATAGACTTCGCTTTATTGCTGAGCTCCTTGGTTGGGCTATTAGTGTTGGTTGTTCTATCACGATGGCAATCACAGTCCCTAACCCACCTCTTCTTGCATTATATCCTGTCTGGATATGTGGGTGTATCATTTATGCTTGGGCTGCTTGGTCTCGTAAAAGTTTTGGCATGTTGGCTAACTATATCTTGTTAACAACTATCGACACTATCGGATTGTTTAGGATGTTAACATGAGTAATCCATTTGACTATGTAAACTCAATCCTTCAAAACAAGAAAAACTTAATTGTTGATGAACTCACAGAAAAAGACTATTCACCATTTCTAGTAAACCGTACTCTTTCCTATCACAAAGACTGTATTCTATACGCCAATGAGATGAATCGTAGGCATTTAGCTGATAAAAAGTTACAATATGACTTTTTACTAAATACGATAAGGTCACAGAAAAGACCTTTTGCTAAGTGGGTTAAGGCTGAAAAAAGTGATGATTTAGAATGTATCAAGCAAGTATTCGGTCTGTCAGACCAAAAAGCTCGTGATGCCATGCGCCTCCTTAGTAATGAACAAATCCAAAAATTAAAAGAACAAACCGATACAGGTGGATTAAGGAAATGATATGGTTGATTTGGCCAAATTCATTGAAGTCACTCTCAATGAACAAGATGATTTTTTAAAGGTTCGTGAAACTCTAACACGAATTGGTGTTTCATCACGCAAAGAAAAAGTTTTATACCAGTCTTGTCACATTTTACATAAACAGGGTAAATATTATATTGTTCATTTCAAAGAATTGTTTGCACTAGATGGTAAACCATCCAACATTTCTGAGAACGATATTCAAAGACGTAATGCAATTGCAAACTTATTGGAAGAATGGGGTCTTGTTAAAATCTTAAATAAAGAACTTATGAAAGATAACATCGCACCATTACACCAAGTAAAGATTATTTCATTTAGGGAAAAAGATGATTGGGAGTTGATTACCAAATATAACATTGGTAAAAAACCTCAAGATTACTAAATAAATAATAGAATACCTACCTTAGGTTCCGTTGGTCGCTACGGCATAAGGCGTCCGTGTAATTACACCCTCGACACGAAAGTTCGAGCCAGTATAAGGTAAGCTGGATTGTGACGCCTTCGGGGTCACATTTCATCAACTCGCTTAATAGGAGAAAACTATGACACGCTTTACAACATTATATCCACAATTTGTTGGCTTTGATAACTTGTTCAATGAGCTCGAAAGACTTGTTGAAGGTACTGCGCCACAAAGAAACACATCTTTCCCTCCTCACAACATCATCAAAGTAGATGACAACAAGTATGTCGTTGAAATGGCTGTTGCAGGTTTTGGCCAAGATGAGGTCGATGTTGAACTCCAAGACGGTACACTAATCGTTAAGGGTGAAAAGAAAGACCAGAAAGAAGTGGACTATTTGTATCGTGGCATTGCAACTCGTTCTTTCACCAAGTCGATTAGATTGAGTGAAACGATTGAGGTACGTGGTGCCCAATTCAAAGATGGTATTCTTAAAATTGGTTTAGAGAATGTAATTCCTGACCATAAGAAACCAAGGAAAATTGAGTTTAGTACCGAACTAAATTTCAGTAATCCTAAACTGCTTCAAGAAGCAGCATAAGCGGTAGGGGTCGCAATGACCCCTATTATTGCCTCACAACTTTATTATTTTGGTGTATAATTAGACTATGTTAAAAAGAGATAAAAACTTCCGCATTTCAAAACAAACTAAACGAATCATGGCAACTTTTGTTGACCCTGTTGCTCGACATGCATATAAAAATGCAATGATTGAGGCTCAACTTGTTGGTTCGCAAGTGTTTGAACGTAAAAAGAAGTTACATGAAAAAGAACCTGCTTGATGCATATATGAAGACTGCGGAGACATTCGCTGAATGTTCTACCGCAAGAAGACTTCATGTTGGTGCCATTGTAGTTAAAGAAGATAGAATCATATCTATTGGTTACAATGGCATGCCTTCAGGTTGGGATAACAACTGTGAAGATAAAGAATACATGAGTTCTGATGCTGGCGGATGGTTAAGTGCTGAAGAAATTAAAGAACAATGGCCAAATGAAGAACAACAATTACCAAAAGAAGATAATCGTTGGCTTCGTTATAGATTAAAAACTAAACCAGAGGTGTTACATGCTGAAACAAATGCGATTGCAAAACTTGCTAAGTCTAACGAATCTGGTTTGGGTGCTACTATGTTTATTACCCATGCTCCATGTATGGATTGTGCCAAACTGGTATACCAAAGTGGCATTAGCAATGTTCTATATCGCAACTCTTATCGGAGTGATGATGGCATCTCGTTTCTACAAAAAGCAGGAGTGACAGTTGAAAAAATATAGTGCAGAAGTTGTTGATGTTTGTAAGAACGGTGATGCAATACTTCAATTCTCAGATGAAATGATTAAAGACCTTGGTTGGAAACCAGGTGATGTAATCAAAATTTCAATGATAGAAGGTGTAGTGCATTTGAAAAATATTACTAAAGAGAAAGAAATTATGGCTAAGAAAAAAATTGTTCTCTATGAACAAGCACCTTACATACAGGGTTATAATTCTGCAATAGCTAAAGAAGAATTTTATAATCCATATGAAGATGTTGAAAATGCAGAAGCAGATGCAGAAGATTATGCTCGTGGTTATGATAATGGTTCAGAGGTTGAATGATTATGTTAGTTATGCCAGATAATATGATTGGTAAACCAGTAGGTTTTACCTGTTCAACTTTTGATTTACTTCATGCAGGACATATTCTTATGTTGGCTGAATGTAAACAAGTTTGTGACTACTTGATTGTTGGTGTTCAAAGTGACCCAACTATTGATAGACCAGGAACTAAAAACAAACCAGTACAGTCTATTGTTGAACGATATGTCCAACTCTCTGCGGTTAAGTTTGTAGATGAAATCATTGTCTACAACACCGAAAAAGACTTAGAAGATATGTTGATGTTTCTTCCGATTGGTGTTCGTATCATTGGTGAAGAATACAAAGACAAAGATTTTACAGGTAAACAAATCTGTGAAGAACGTGGTATCAAAGTTTGGTACAACTCTCGTTCACATCGTTTCAGTTCTTCCGAATTGAGACAACGAACATATCAATCAGAAGTGACTAGAAATTTTGGAAAATCAAATGAGTAAAGTATTTAATGATGTAAGTGTTTTTATGGCTGCAGCCGGACAAACCATTCGTGAAGATAACAAAGAACAAGCAGCACTATATCATAAATTAATTGTAGAAGAATATGAAGAATTTATTTCTGCAAGACAATATAATGATGATGTGGAAACAATTGACGCTTGCTTTGATATGCTTTGGGTTATTGTTGGTTACATGCACTCCCGTGGTTGGGATTGTAATGGCATTTGGGATGAAGGTGCGCTAAGTAATCTCAGAAAAATCGACAAAGAAACACGCAAAGTTATCAAACGTGAAGACGGCAAGATTTTGAAACCTGAAGGTTGGACTAAACCTGATTTTACTAAATTTGTTAAGGCAAACATCTAACATAATCCTTGTCATCTAACATTGTTTATGTTATAATGTTTTTTTATGTTACAAACAAAGAAAGAGAATATGAATATTCGTGAAGTAGCAAAGAAGTTGGCAGTTGAATTCAAAATGCCAAGAGCAGACAGGTACGATTTGTACCTGCGTGAGTTCGACAAACAAGTCGAAGTTCTTGGATGGGTTCAAGACCCAACCGCAGATATGAACGACTATCGTGGAAGGGAAATGCTGTTCCCCAAACGATGGGTTACCATCGGTGTCTTACCAGAGGGGACTATGGTAAATGTATAGAGTCACCTATTTACTTGGTGGCTCTAAAGCAGTTGCTTCTAAGGAGTTTGATACTCTAAAAGAAGCGACTGATTTCTCTAATCAGCAACCAATCAATACAATTATAGAAATAAAATATTATGATAAAACTAATAACATTCAAAACTAATCAAACCATTCTTGGAGAAGTTGTAAGTGAAACTCCTACTCACATTACATTGAAACAAACTGTACAGGTTATTGTACAGCCAACTAAAGATGGTCCGATGATGGGTTTTTCTCCTTTCTTAGAATTTTCTGAAGAATTCAAAACAGGCATTTCATTGCCTAAAGAAAACATTCAATGCACTACAACACCTATTGTTGAGTTGGCAAACCAATACAATCAAGTATTTGGTTCAGGAATTCAAATTGCAAGTTCAATACCTAAGTTTTAAGTTTTGTCATTCCATCTCTGATAGCTTGCTTGTGTGATTCAGAAAGTTTTTTGCCTTTTAAGCTTTGACTTATTTTCTTTTTTTGTTCTTCGGTAATAATTTTACCTTTTTGAGAATCGCCAATTTTTTGTTTATGTTCAGGAGTAAGTTTTCTACCGAGTTTCTTTTCTGACATAATTTTTTTGGATTTTGCATTATGTTTCAAACCAGAACAACCATCTCCACCAATCGTAACATTACATAAATTTTTACCTTCAGATTTGTACAAGGTAATTAGTCCTATCTCAACAAGATTTGCCACATTTTCTTGTAGATTATCGTATAATATTTCTACAGAATATGTTGTTTTATTTGTTATGTTTTTCCAATGTTTATTTCGATTTGTGGTTTGAAAACCCCGTTGATTTTTACCTTTACCGACATAGAAGATTTCGCCGGTGTCGGTTCTACGGTGTTGATATATGTAATAAATACTCATGCTGACATTCCCTTTTAATGTTAGAGTGGGTGCGACTGTGGTGGTTGGCGACC